TGGCGCACTTAAGTGTATAATATAGGCAACAGCAATTAATCAAGGAAATTTAATATGGCAACTGAACGCAATCCATACGAAGTAGACGGTGGAAGAGAAGGTCCGAAGCTTGAGCTAGAGATGGACGATGTATCTACAGCAGATGCAAACATTACTGTTGACCCTGAAACGGGCGAAGTAGAAGTAGACCTGTCTGGTATGGCATCAGAGCTAGAGATGGAAATTGAATCAGGTGATACAGGTTTCTTTGATAACCTTGTTGACCTGCTTGATGAAGACACACTAGCTGACATTGGTAATACAGTTATTGATAAGTTTCATGCCGACAAGGATTCTCGTTCAGAATGGGAATCAATGTTTGAGCGTGGGTTCGAACTTCTTGGTCTTAAGCTAGAAGATACAACAGAACCATTTGAGGGAGCAGCCACAGCAGTACACCCACTGTTGATTGAGTCTGCAGTTAAGTTCCAAGCCAAAGCATCAACAGAGTTGTTTCCTGCTAAAGGACCAGTAAAAGCTCAAGTGCTTGGCGAAGCAACATTAGAGAGACAGCAGCAAGCCAATCGTGTTCAGAACTTTATGAACTATCAGGTTACAACACAGATGCCAGAATACTTTGACGAGTTTGAGCGCATGTTGTTCCACCTACCGTTGATTGGCTCAGCTATTAAAAAGATTTATTATGATGCAAGCCTTGAGCGTCCTGTGTCTGAGTTTGTTCCTATTGACCAGTTCTATGTGTCTTACTATGCAACAGACCTACGCAGAGCAGACCGCTACACACATGTAATCTATCGCAGCCCTGTAGACCTTGCCCGTCAGATTGACGCAGGCATGTATGCAGACGTAGAACTACCTACGGCTGGTATCCCAACACTGTCAGGTATGGCAGAGAAGATGGACAATGTTCTTGGTTTGTCTCCTGCTTCTGACAATGACCCACAGTATGTATTGCTTGAACAGCATTGCTATCTGGAAATCCCAGAAGACAATATGCACAAAGGTAACGTAGCATGTCCTTATATTGTAACTGTAGAAGAAAGCACGGGTGCAGTACTGTCTATCAGACGTAACTGGGCAGAAGGAGATGATAAGTATGTTAAGAAGATGCACTTCACACATTACAGATACGTTCCTGGTTTTGGCTTTTATGGTTTGGGGCTTATTCATTTCTTGGGGAACCTCACAATGTCGGCCACTGCAGCTATGCGGAGTCTTCTTGATGCAGGTCAGTTTGCTAATCTTCCTGGTGGCTTCAAAGCTAAAGGCGTACGTATGGTGGGTGATAACGACCCTATTGCTCCTGGCGAATTTAAAGAAGTAGAAGCAACAGGTATGGACTTGTCTAAGTCTATTATCCCACTACCGTTTAAAGAACCATCACAGACTTTGTTCAACATGCTTACCTTTGTAACACAGACAGGTCAGAAGTTTGCTGACAGTACTGAACAAGTAATTGCAGACAGCGGAGGCTATGGTCCCGTAGGTACAACGATGGCATTGCTGGAAGCTTCAAGCAAGTTCTTTTCTTCAATCCACAAGCGTTTACATAAAGCACAGGGTGATGAATTTAAAGTATTGGCTCGTATTGACTCTGAGTATTTGGATGACGAGTATCCGTATGACCTTCCAGGAATGGAAGAGAAAATCTTTAGAGCAGACTTTGATGGCAAGGTAGACATCATTCCAGTGTCTGACCCTAACATTCCATCTAATGCACAACGCATGATGCTTATCCAAATGGTACAGCAGATTGCTGCTCAGTCAGAGCCTGGCATGTTTGATATGGAAGCCATCAATCGTATGCTTCTTACTACTGCTAATGTTCCTGACGTAGAAAAGCTAATGCCACTTAAGAAAGATGCAGTTCCTCAAGACCCAATGTCTGATATTAGAACTGCTGCACAAGGCAAACCTATTAAGGCATTTGCTGGTCAGAACCACGATGCACACATTGCGGTTAAGATGGCCTTCTTACAAGACCCAACTAATAAGCAGAACCCTACACTTCCAAAAATTGCTGCGGCATTGCAAGCTAATATTAATGAACATACTATTCTTCGTTATGAAGAACAACTTGGAGGGTTGGCACAACAAGCAGCACAAGCAGCACTTAATGACCCAATGCTTGCGGCACAACTTGAGCAACAATTATTAAATGCTCCAGAGCCAGAAGCAATGGTACAGGCTGAAGCTGCACAAAAACTTTTACAGATGCACCAGCAAATTATGCAGGGTGGTCCGATGTCTCCTGAGCAACAAATGGTTCAGTTGGAAGGACAGCGTATTCAAGTTGAAGCTGCTAAGAACCAAACACAGGCTGCTAAAGCTCAAGTTGATGCAGCACTTAAAAACCGTGCGCTTGACCTCAAAGAACAAGAGATTGTTATTGATGCACAAGAAGCAGGCATTGATAAGCAGATGACTGCAATGCAGAAAGAAGAAGACCGTAGTAACAAACGTGCTATCGAAGCAATGAAACTATTGGGCGACCTTCTTAAAGCTCAAGATAAAAATGAGCTTGACGAGTCAAAAGCTTCTGCTCAGTTGCTAATGGATTTAATTAAACAAGGTGGTATTAATTAGTGCTATACGAACAGTTACTAAAAGAACTACAAAAAGAAATTGAAATTATAAAAGATTCGCTTGCGTATGGGACCGCTTCGGATTATGCTAGTTATCGTGAGACAGTTGGAACGATAGCAGGGATTGAGAAATCAATAGGTCTTGTGAAAGACTATCTCAACAAGTATATAGAAGAGGACTAAACAAATGAGAGCAGCTTCAAGTGCTTTAAAAAATGACGAATGGATTACAGAAGAAAATGTTAAAGACCCCAGCCCACTACCAGAAATTCCAGGATACCACATTCTCGTACGTCCTGTCTCTGTTAAACAGGCAACAAAGGGCGGTATTATTCTTCCTGACTCAACCAAATCGGACATGGCTTATCTTACAACAGTGGGTCGTGTTTTAAAAATAGGGAACCTAGCTTACCAAGATTCTAAGTTTGATGGTAAGCCGTGGTGCAAGGAGGGAGACTATGTGTGCTACGGCAAGCATACAGGCGATAAGTTTTTGTATAAAGGTGTCCAACTCTTACTTCTCTTTGATGATGCTATTAAAATGGTAGTCAAAGATGCAAAAGATTTAGACCCAACATTTAACTTATCGAATTAATTTACAGTGTTGCTATTGTGACACAGTAATTTTTACTATATAATATACTACATCAGCGTTATTCGTCTTATTCGCTGAGGACGTTAAACAGGAGAATATAAAATGGCAGAGACTGAATGGTCTACTATTACACCCGAAAAGGGTGAACCCCAAGAAAAAATTGAATTTGAAATTGAAGGTCAGGAAGAAGAGGAGACTCCCTCTGTTGAAGCATCAGCAGAAGTAGAAGCTCCCAAAAAACCTGAGATAGAAATTGAACAGGAAGAAGAACCAGCTGTTACGGCTGAAGCTTCCGAAGAAAAAGAAGAAGAAGAGAAAGCCGTAGAAGGTGTTGAAACCTCTGGCGCTCAGAAAAGAATCAGGCAGCTTGTCAGTCAAAAGAAAGAACGTGAAGCTGAGATTGAAAAACTTCTTGAAAGCAACAAGCAAATGCAGCTTGCGCTTGAACAACAGAAACAAGAATACCTTGAAGCTGTTGGAACTAACCTTAAAAGTTCTGAAGCACAGATTAATGAAAAGCTTGTTATCGCTAGAGATTCTTATAAGAGAGCGATTGATAGCGGTGATTCAGATTTAATCTTACAAGCACAAGAGTATTTAAATAATGCACAGCAAGACGTAGTTCGTTTAGCCGATGCAAAGAGACAGTATGAGGCGCTTACTCCAGCACAGAAAAATGCTGCAGCTGAACAGCAAGTGGCCCAACAACAACAAGCAGCCCCTGAGACTTACAATGGTTACGGCCTTAAAGCATATCAGTGGGCAGCAAGTAATGAATGGTTTAATCAAGACCAGATTCTTACAAACGCTGCATTGGTTATTGATGCACAACTTAAAGAAGAAGGTTTTGACCCAGAGGAAGATGAGTACTATCAAGAGATTGATAGACGCTTAGCAGATAACTTCCCACAGAAATTTGGCAAAGCTACCGAAGAAGTAGTAGCCGAACAACCCCGTAAGAAGTCTACGTCAACGGCTTCTCAAGTAGTAGCTGGAGCTTCGCACACTTCAGCATCCCCTTCTAATAAGAAAGTTAAACTCTCGCAAGAAGATGTACGACTCGCACAAAAATGGGGAATTACACTTGAACAGTATGCTGCTGAAAAGCTGAAAGTTGAATCAGCTGGTGAAGGCGAATATACAACAATTAACAGATAGATGCGAAAGGATACATAGATATTATGGCACGAAACACTACACGTGAACACCAGACTCGTGAACTGGATACAAGAGAAAACGATGACGTTTATGTCGAACCAAGCCTTTTAGATATTCCAAAGCTTGTTACAGAAAGATTTAGTGACCAAGGAATGAAACTACGTTGGATACGAATCTCCCTTAAAGGCAAGGATGATTACACAAATGTCGGGAAAAGACTAGCCGAAGGCTGGGAATTTGTTTCTCTGGACGAAGTACCTGAACTAGGACATACATCAATGGTTAAAGAAGATGGTCGTTATTCTGGTACTGTTTGCCGTGGGGACTTGGCTCTTGCCAAAATGCCCACAAGACGTGCAGAATCACGGCAACGTCACTTTGAAAATGCTTCTGCCGAAATGGTTGATGCAGTTAACTCTCAACTTGAGGGTGCATCAGACCGCAGAATGCCTGTAAGAAATCAAAGTAAATCAAACGTAACCAAAGGTCGCACACCATCTTTTGATTAAAATTAATTAAATAAAAACTGCAGCCTTGGTACACATTTTCACAATTTAAGGAGACTTATAATATGACTACTAAGCAAATTACTGGTTTGACTCCTTCTCGTGTTCGTGGTAACTCGCCTCAAAGCTCTGGTGCAACTTCGTATCCAATCGCTTCAGGCGCAAGTGCAATGTACACAGGTACTCCTGTGCGCTTGTCAGGTGGTTCACTTGTTCCACTTGTTACCTCTACCGAAATGCCAATTGGTATTTTCCAAGGCTGCAGTTATGTAGCTGACGGGGAGCAGTACTTTAAACCTTATTATTCTGGCGTATCAGCAACTGATGCTGTCGGGTATGTAAATGACGACCCAAGCCAAACATATATCATTAGCTCAGACACTACTGTTGCTGCTGGTATCGTTGGCAAAAACGTAGCCGCATCAAACATTGCTGCTGGTTCTTCGTTCACTGGTCGTTCAACAATCACCGCCTTGACTACTGCAGGTAGCGTGGGTACATCGGCTGCTGGCCTGTTCCGTGTTGTCGGTATTGTAGACGAACCTGGCAATGCTGTTGGTGACCCATACACTCGTATGGAAGTTCAACTGAACGCCACTAACCAACAGAACTTCATTAACGTACTGGTTTCAACACCTGTTACGGTAACCAACTAAGGGAGATAATTAAAAATGGCTATTAATAGAGGAAGTATTTCCAAAGAGCTTCTCCCAGGTCTTAACGCTGTATTCGGCGTTGAGTATGGAGAAGTATCTGACGAACATGCACCGTTGTTTGACGTTGAAAACTCAGACCGTGCATTTGAAGAAGAAGTTCTCTTCACAGGCTTCGGCACTGCACCTGTAAAAGGTGAAGGTGCTGCTGTGTCTTATGATGACGCACAAGAAAGCTACACTGCTCGTTACACACACGAGACTGTTGCTCTTGGCTTCGCAATCACAGAAGAAGCAATGGAAGACAACTTGTATGACACGTTTGCTAAACTACGTGCCAAAGGTCTGGCTCGTGCGATGGCAAACACCAAACAAGTTAAAGCTGCTGATGTATTCAACAACGGCTTCAACAGTTCATATGCTGGTGGCGATGGTCAACCATTGTTCTCAGCAACCCACGCTACGATTGGCGATGGCAACCAAAGCAACCTGCTTTCTGCTGCCGACCTTTCAGAAGCATCTCTTGAGACTGCATTGATTTCAATCTCAAAAACAAAAGATGACCGTGGTATCCTGATTGGTGCGCAAGCCGAAAGCCTGCACATTCCATCAGACCTCGCATTCACTGCAGACCAGATTCTGAACTCTGCTTTGTCCACCACAATCGTTTCTGATTCAGGTGTAACAAACGTGAATGACATCAACAGCATCCGTAACCAAGGTCTAGTACCTGGTGGCTTCTATGTAAACCGCCGCTTCACCGATACGAATGCTTTCTTCATCAAGACTGATTGCCCGAATGGTGCGAAAATGTTCGTACGTTCACCGCTTCAGACTAAAATGGAGCCAGACTTCGACACTGGTAACCTTCGCTTTAAAGCTCGTGAGCGTTATAGCTTTGGTTGGTCAGACTGGAGAGGTTTCTATGGTAACGCTGGTGCATAAGCATTAGTTTAGCTGTAGACTAAAAATAG